CAGCATAGAGGCATATAGACTTAGTTAGTGCTTACTAACTTGTGACTACTCACCACAAAGGATAGACCAATGACAACAGAGAAAAAGGCCGAAACTATTTCATACGCAAATAGGAATAGGGCGATAAGGCAGGAAGGGATCAGAGAGGCTCTAAGCAAGAAGGGCCACATTGAGCATGTTATTGAATTAGCTAAACAAATTGAGAAAGTAAGTAATGACTTACAAACTCAATCAAGCACCCTCAAAGACCTTGATATCAAACGACTTAATGCTTCAGTTAACGCTAAGAAGATCGTTATCGATACTAAGATGCGAATCATTAATAAATACTTAGGTGATGTTAAATCGGTAGAGCATTCAGGCGAAGTTAAACAAGTCGTTATCGATGATAAAAATCAACTAGAAGAAATGCTAAGGGCTAAGGGTATTGACCCTGAAGTTATAAGGCTTCAATGATGAGCATTTATATTATTGCAGAAAGAAAAGATTCTGGAGGCAGGGATACAATATACAGAAATATGGTTGGCTGTGATGACCCTTATGGCGGCGACCAGTTTCCATACTTCACAGATAAAGATAAGGCTGATGAATTCCTAGGCACGTTAGAAGGTTATAGAGGCTTCTTTGTTTTAGAGATGAATAATAATGAATAAGCCTAGATACCGTTACAACCATAAGACAAAGGAATGGGACTACATACTTGTTTGGCCGATTTATTCTCACATGACGAATCATAAATACATGACAGCACAACGCCTTAAGAACTTCCTTAGCAGCAAAGCGCTAGATAAAATAACAATAAGTAAGCGGCCTTTTAATGTCAGCTAGCACAGCAGAACTACAAGAAACCCTAGCTCTAGTCTCAAAGTATGAAGAGTGCCAGAAGTATAGGGCTTTCGAGTTCTTCGAGCCTTACGCTAAACAAAGAGAGTTTTATAACCTAGGCAATACAATCCCTGAAAGATGCTTAAGTGCTGGTAATCAGTACGGTAAATCTATTAGTGCGTCCTATGAAGCGGCCCTTCATGCTACAGGTCTTTATCCTGATAATTGGGGAGGAGCAAGATTCTCTAAACCAACGATTGGTTGGGTTTGCGGTGTATCAGGTGGAGACATAGCCAAAGGTCCACAAAAGCTACTACTAGGCCGTAAGCTAGATGGTACGGGTATGATTCCTAAAGACTCAATGTTAGATAAGGTATCAGCTAGAGGCGTTCCCGGACTACTTGACCATGTAACTGTTAGGCATGTATCGGGCGGGGTTAGCTTTATCTACTTCAAGTCGTATGAGCAAGGGCGTGAGAAGTTTCAAGCGGAGACAATATCATGGGCATGGCTAGATGAAGAGCCCCCTTATTCTATCTACTTTGAGGTAAAAGCCCGGACAACTCATGGAGAGCTAGGTTACTTCATATTTATGACCTATACACCTATCAAAGGCTTCACACAGCTCACTACAGACTTTAGAGAGAACCCTAGTCAATATCAGAAGGTGGTTAATATATCGCTTGTTGATGTGCCTGACAGAGTTCTAAGTCCTGAACAGAAAGAGAAGATGATTAACTCTTATCCTGAACATGAGAGAGCAGCAAGGATAGAAGGACTGCCAATGGTAGGCGAGGGCTTGATATACCAAGTACCTGACGAGCAAGTAAGTATTGAACCTTTCGACATACCTTCACACTTCGCACAGCTTAACGCTATGGACTTTGGATTGGGTAAGCATGGCATCTTTGTTAACTTGGCATGGGATAGGGATGATGATGTAATTTACCTCACTAAGATATTTTCAGGGTTTAATAAAGAAACTGGTCTTAACATGATGCCAGCAGAAGAGGCGGCGCATATTCTTAAATGGGGCAGCTCTATACCCGTAGCATGGCCTCACGATGGACACAAGGAAGAGAAAGGCACAGGCAGAGTAATGATGAGTTACTATGAAGATGCTGGCTTGAGCATGCTACCAGACCATGCCACACATGAAGAGGGAGGTTTTAAAGTTGAATCAGGCATTAAGCAGATGAACGATAGAATGAGATCGGGCAACTTTAAAGTGTTTAGTCATCTTCGAGACTTCTTTGACGAGAAGCGTATCTACCACAGGAAGAAAGGCAGGATAGTTAAAGCTAATGACCATGTATTGGACGCGACTAGAATTGGTATGATGGCTATAAGACACGCTGAATGCCCAAGGTCCGAAGCGGTATCGTTCAATTTTAGCTCTGAATGGTAGTTAGTAAGCACTTACATTCACCTTATTAACCGTTTATACTCTCGTAATTCCCCTTTTATGAGCGTTTATCAATGGCTAAACCTACCAAAGCAGCAACTTTAGACAAAGTACACTCAGAAGCACTAAAGAGATTCGACTTTGTACAAGACAGAGAGCGGTCACAAAGAACGCTAGGTGTTGAAGATATGAAGTTTGCTCATGCTGAAGAGGGCCAATGGGATGAAAACGCAGTAAAGAAGCGAAGGGATAGACCTAGATACACTATTAACCGCGTTGCCCCTGCCATTGCTCAAATAGTAGGCGATCAGCGACAGAATAGAACCTCAATTAAAGTACGCCCTCAATCTGGTGAAGCTGATAAGTCCACCGCTAAGATATATGACGGTTTAATCCGTAACATTGAGAGCCAATCACAAGCAGAGAGTAGTTATGATGCAGCCTTTGATGAGACTGTGACCTGTGGTTATGGTGGCTGGAGGTTAGTTACTGAATTCAATGATGATGATTCATTCGAGCAAGACATTAAAGTATTGCCAATTACTAGCGCTGTAAGCTCCTTATTCTTTGGCCCTGCTAAGAAGTATGACAAACGTGATGCAGACTATGCCTTCTATACCACTTACATTCCTATAAGCGAATACAAAGCCACATGGCCTAAAGAAGCAGAGATACCATTCGATCAGGAACAAATGGCAGCCAATCAAACTTGGTTTCTAAATGATATGATTCGCATTGCTGAGTATTGGCGCAAGCGACCTATCACTAAGACTATCTGCTTAATGTCCGATGGTAGGATATTGGACTTTGACGAAGATAAAGCAATCTTTGACGAGCTAGCGTTTGAAGGCATAACAATTGAGAAGAAGAGAAAGGTTAAGTCTCACATTGTTGAATCATTTATCATGAATGGCTCTGTTATATTACGCGGCCCTCAGAAGTGGGCGGGTAAGTATATCCCTCTTATTCCTGTGTTTGGCAAAGTAACCCATATTGAGGGCAAAGAGTTTGTACGTGGCATCACTCGATTCGCTAAAGATTCTAACCGTATTTATAATTATGTGACTTCGGCCAATGTTGAGGCCGTAGCACTTACACCTAAAGACCCTTATTGGGTAACCACCTCCATGATTGGGGATTACAAAACCCAGTTCGAGACATTTAACCAGAAAAATCAGCCGTTCATGTTCTATGACCATGACCCTAAAAGCCCCGGACCACCAAAGAGAACCGGCGCGCCTTCAGTACAGACAGCCTTACTAACAGCAGCACAGCAAGCATCTAGCGACATTGAAGCAACCACAGGTATGCATTCGGCGGCATTAGGTAATGGTCCTCAGTTGTTATCTGAAAAGTCTATGATCTCCCAAGCTGAGAAAGGAGACAGAGGGGCATATATCTATAATGATAATCTTCAGAAGTCTATTCAATATACTGGTGATATTTTAGTCGATTTACTCCCAAGGATTTACGACACAGAACGAACTGTTAGAACGCTTGGTATTGATGGTGCTACAGAGATTGTCAAGATTAATGAGCGGGCTTTCGATGATTTCAATCAAGTGGTAATTGATGAGCAAACAGGTGACGAGGTTATCGTTAACGACTTAAGCCGTGGTAAGTATGACGTTCAAACCATTACAGGCCCCGCTTATGCTACACAGAAACAAGAAAGCCTAGAGCAATTATTAAGCTTATCAGAGGCTAACCCTGACTTTGCTGGTATGTCGCTGGACTTAATTACTAACAGCTTAGATATTATTGACTCTGAAGAGATAAAGGAACGAGCTAGAAAGCTAATGATCGAGCGTGGTTCTGTAGAGCCTACCGAGGAAGAAGCCGAAGAGATGGGGCTTAATCAGCCTAAAGAGCCAGACCCTCAAACGGTGGCATTAACTGAAAATGTCAACTCTCAAACAGAGCTAAACCTAGCAACTCTTTCTAATAAGAATGCCGATACGTATAACAAGATGGTCAAATCTCAACAGGTTAACGTAGACAGCTATAAAACCTTAATTGATACAATGAAGACTAAATCCGAGGCTGGCATACCAATGACTAAGCAAGACGAAGAGCTGTTAGAGATTCAGCGCTTCATGGTAGAAGAAGGCCAAGAAAGCCTACTACAAGAAGGAATTGATTTAGACGGTGAATAGAATTATAGTTAGCACTTACTAACGTCTACTAAGTACGCAACTTAGGCAACCATTAAAAAGGTTATTGAAATGAGCGAAGTACAGCAAGCCGCACCAGACGCGCTTGATTTAGAAATCAAAGCAGCGTTAAACGTAGAAGAGGCAACTACACAAGAAGCAGAGACTAAACCCGCAGAAGTCACCCCCTCAATTGAGGAAACTCCTGTAAATGATGGCTCAAGCTTTGTTGAAACGGATAATGATAAAACTCAAGCAAGAATCAATAAGATTACTGCCGAGAAATACCAACATAAGAGAGATGCAGACGCTTTAAGGCAGCAAGTAGCGGAGCTAACAGCAAAACCGCAACATGTAGAGCCAATTGCCGAAGTATCAGCAGGACCAAAATTAGAAGACTTCAAAGAAGAAGATTACGGGTATGACGATGCAGCTAGAACCGCCGCATTTGTGGAAGCTTTAACAGACCACAAGGTCAGCGCCAATGTTAATAAAATCTTTGAAGCAAGAGCACAGCAAGACTCACAAGCACAGGAAAGAGCAAAGGTTCAAGAAGTTAGCAACAATTTCAGTAAGCAAGAAGTAGATTATTCAGTAGAAAA